CTTGTAGAGCATGACGAGATGATACCGATAAATATTTACATTGGAGTTGACCTCGCAGCCACAGCTTCAGATACCTCTGACTATCAGGTAATACTGGTTATGGGTATAGATGCACGTAAGAATAGATATGTTCTTGAATACTTTAGGGAAAGGATACCAACCTTTGACGTACCAAAGCATATCATAGAGCTTGCCAAGAAGTACAGCCCAGTAAAACGCGTTACCATTGAGACCGTAGCAGCGCAGGAGATGGTCAGGGATATGGTAACTCGTATGAGTGCAACAGAAAAAAGACTGATGCCCGGAATATTTAAAGGCGTAAAGCCACCAGCAAGAATTAAAAAGGAAGATAGGCTCGAGACCACACTAGGGCCTATCATCAATTCTAAGAAACTGTACATACGCAGAGAAATGACAGAGATAGTCGATGAGTTCTTTGAACACCCAAAGCCTCGTAACGATGACCTTATGGATGCGTTGTACTATGCAGATTACTTTGCCCGTCCACCCAAAAGCCAAGCCAGCAGCCGGGATGACTTTGCATCTGAAAGTCGTAAGGGTAAATCGTTACCCAAGCTTAGAAAGTACAACTGGTTGACGGGAGCAAGAACTAATTAAAATAATATTTGCATAATACTTTTTTATTAAGTATATTATGTAGAGTGTGAAGAATATCTTCACCGACTGTTTATAAACATAAAGCTATAAATCCACATACCATATGGCTAATACAAGTAAGGGAAGATTCCCAAGTTACGGTCTCGTAAGAGGCCCATCCCACGCAGACGGTGGGGTTCCAGCTTCGGTTGCTAACGGCCCAGACGTTGAACTCGAAGGTGGAGAATACATTATTCCAAAAGAGGCAGTACCTGATTACCTGCCCGTACTACAACAAATCACACAAGTAGGTAGAGATAGACAACAAATGCAGAATGGTAATAGTGCCATTGATGCGTTAATTGCCTCTGCCTCTATGCAAAACGGCATAGCCCAACCTAAATCACCTGTATACCAAGAAGGTGGTAGGATTAGCAACTTCTTTAAAAAGCAAAGAGAAAATTTTCAAAGAGCTGCTATGATGAGAGAAAAAACAGGTACAAGAAATCCTTTTTTAAAAACAGCTGAAGAGCAGTTAGCACTACAAGCACGAGATACTTCGCCGCTATCTATGAGAAGAGAGAGTCCAAATATTTCTTTAGGAGAGCTTGAGGAAGTCGCTTTAGTTCAACCCTATAGACCAGAAGTTATGTCAGCGCGAGAGCAAGTTGATATGTTGCCGGACGAAGCGCTTGAAGAAATTCAAATGTCACAAGATACATTTGAACCCTTTGGTAGAATACCGAATATGCCAGAGGATGAAAGAGGCAATTTTTTAAATTATTTATTTGGCGGAAGAGATAATCTAATTACAACACGTAGTTTACTTGAAGATATATTGGGATTAAGAACCGGCAAGCAGCAAGGCGGCATGATACAGTACGGAGATGGTGGAGAGGTGCACAGCCGTAGAATGTACAATCAAGGTACTGGTTTTAATAAAAAGAAATCAGACCTAGATGGAGATGGTGAAATATCAGAGTACGAACGCAAACGCGGTATGGCAATAGCCAAAGCTATGGGCAAAATGCAGGAAGGCGGGCAAGTTTATGCAGATAAAAAAACAATTCCTTACAGCGCAGGGATAAAAGATAATTTGTACGGGAGCGGTAAGAGCGCAGAGCAACAAAGAGATATTATAGCGCAAAGATATATATATCCAGGTGATGAAGATATGATTTTTAGACCCTCAGCAGGGCCGGCTTCTGGTATAGGTGCTTTAAAAGGATATGGTTTAAATTTGCTTCTAAACAGTTTAACTGGAGGTGCAACAGGGAGTTACAATGCACTTGCAGCAGGACTGGGAGCTGTAAGAGAGATTAGAAAAATGGGCAGTGATAAAACACAAGTCAGAAGAATGGCGGAGGGTAAACAACCTTTTGACCCTGTTCATTTTGCTAAAGACTATGAAAGTGGAGATGTTTATTCTGCAACAAGAAAAGGATGGAGAAAGCTTGACCCTAAAACAGTAAGCAACATAGAAGAAAATTTTCCTGACTATATGAAGAATCTTGAAGCTTTTAATACTGGATTTAAATATAGACAAGAACAGGGCGGCCCAATAAATAATTATCAAATGGGTGGTATGGTAGGTATGCAAAGACCTATGAATCCTGCTATGAACTTTAGCCCTATGCAACGCATGAATCCTAGAATGTATCAAAATGGTGGAGAAATAGATTATACAGCTACATCCGGTCTTTACAATAGATTTTTAGCTGAAGCGGATTCTCCAGAAATAATGTCTATGAAAGATATTTTGATGTATCGAGCAATGCAAAATCCAGAAACTTCAAGCGTAGAATTGTCTGATAAACAATCCGAAATAGGTAGGCAGTTTAGTAAAGATGCTTTATTAACAAAAGCATTATTAAATAGGGTTGGCATGGAAGGTGCAACAGAGTCTGATAGCCTAAGTCTAGTTAATGCTCTATCACCTGCTGGCAGAAGACTATATGAAAATATTTACTCTAAAAATAAAAGACAGGGCGGCTCTGTAGATTATTATCAAACTGGTGGTCAAGTACAGCCACGCAAACAACAAGAGATGCGTAACCCTAATGTGTATTTTGGCCCACCAAGAAGTCTTATGGGCCCCGGACTAAGTAATTTTGAAAAAGCTGAAAAAAACTTTGAATCATTTATGGATTCTTTAGAGTATCGTAGAAGTTTAAATCCATTTACAGGCGAGCCTATGGACACTGACGCTGATGTAAAAAGACTATTAGAAAGAATGAAAAAGTCTAAAATACCACCATCGAGACAGCGTATGCCAATGCAAGAAGGCGGTCAGGTTAAGGCATCTGACATGGGTTTACAAAATTTTGGCGAGGTAACAAGTATGCCTTCTGGTTCTGTTAGTAGACCGGAGTTTGAAGCTTTTATGAATTACGCAGCGACAGAAGAAGAAGCTGAGGAAACTCGTAGAAAACAAATGGAAAATTTTATGTCAATGCTGGGAAGTGATAAAAGAATACTACCCCCAGATAAATACACAACAAGAATTGCAGATGAGGATGGAATGATGATTATGTCAGAAACTGAGATACCAAAGCTATCAACAGCTTATATGTCATCATTTGGTTTTGCAACTCCTCTTTCTAAAAGACAGGGAGCATTACTACAGAGAAAGATGATTGCTCCAGAAACATTAAATCCATCGGTTAAAGGATTAATTAACAGAGTATTAGTGCAAAGACTAGGAAACGAAAATAATTAATGGTATTAGAAAAAGATAAACGAGCTGACTACAACCAAGAGCTGTACAGAAGGTATAGAGATGCAAGACAGAGCTGGGATACAGAATCTCGTTATGATATAGACTTTTATCACGGCAATCATTTTACCGCAGCAGAGGTAGATGATTTACAGGCTCGCAATCAAGCCGATGTCCCTATGGACAGGATTGGGCCAGCAATAGAAAAATTTAAAGCGGTGTTGACATCTCGTTCACCGGCTTTTACAATTACCCCGAGAGAAGACTCAGATGTAAAAGTTGCTTCATTATGGAGAACTATCATGGGTTTTATCTGGGGACAGTCAAATGGTGACTGGCAACTAAAACAAGCCATTCACGATTACGCAACAACAGGTATGGGTTATCTGTATTGTTACGTTGACCCAGAGTCAGACTTCGGTAGAGGTGATGTAAAGTTCACATATGTAAATCCTTTCAGGGTCTATGTTTCCCCTAATACGCGCAACCGATGGTACGATGACGCCGAGAGCGTTATCCTTTCTACTATACTTACAGGTGAACAGGTTACTAACCTCTACCCAGAATTAGCAGAGCAGAAAAATGAAGAGACAGGAGAGATGGAGGCAGGAATCATTCAAGACTTAGAGACCTATCTTGAAGAAGATTATCCTGATGCGATGAATAATAATAGTCGCAAAGTTTATACGCCTGCGGAAACAAAGGAACTAGAATACTACGAGAGAAGCAAGTATCAGATACTTGAAAGATTCTACAAAACAAAAGTTACATTCTATCGTGTTATTGATATGCAGAATGGAGAAGAGACTGTACTAAGCGAAGCTGAATACGAAGAGTTCGTAGAAAATAACAGAGAGCAAATAGAAGTAAGTCAATATGAAGTAATACCAATACAACAAACACGTGTCAAGGTTTGTGCTAGTATTGGTCAAATAGTACTATATGAAACAATTCTTAACACAGACCATTACCCAATCGTACCTTTGCCAAACATATTTACAGAAACACCGTATCCAAAGTCAGATGTATCCCGTGCTAGACCAATGCAACGTCTTCTTAATAAACTTTGGTCACTTGCTGTTTCCCATGCTCAAGCGTCTGGTGGACTCAAACTATTAGTTCCACTAGGTAGTGTTGAGGATATTGGCCAGTTAGAGAGAGACTGGGCTAATCCTAATGCAGTAATAGAAGTTGACTCTACGCAAGGCGAGCCACACTTTCCTGCTCCCCAACCATTAGCCTCTGAGTTTTATAGATTGATACAGCAGTGTGAGTTTTATATAGACTTTACGTTCGGACTGCCAGAAATGATGCACGGATTTTCTGATAAAGCACCTGAGACCGTTGCCGGTACAGAGCGTATGATT